AGACCAACGATGCAAGCAGCGGTCGATCAACGACTTGGCAGCCTGCAGACGCTCGTCGAAGACGATGTAATCCTGGATGGATCGGACGACCTTCTTGCAGCCGTCATAGCTCACCAGAGAGATATTGCCTTTGCTCCCACCGATGGTTTTGTCGTACTGCTCAGCAGACATATCGGCAAATGCCTGGATATCTCCAAACGCCTCGCTGCGGTGGGTGCGAATTTGCTCTTGCAGGACCTTGGCTTTCTCTACCATCTCGTTGACCAGGTCGTTTCTGGCCAGGTCAATGGGTTCTATCGTTTCCAGCGGATTGAGGCGCCCCTTGGCGTCTTTCAAATATTCGCTGCGTTCCAGTACTTGTGCGCTCATGTGGTCTTCCTCAGTTGAATTTTAAAATCAGCCTTTGGGAATACGGACACCAAGGCGGCCCCCGGCTGTTTGCCTGGTAGAAATCATCTGTTACGCCACGCCGCTCAGGCGTTGGTTCTTCGGTGTGGCGTGGCGCTTTTCCAAGTGAAATAAGCGGGAGACCTTGGCCCATCCAAGACCAGGGTGCTCCCCAGCGGCGGGTGCTGCTGTTTGGGTACGTTGCTGCGCGGTTGGCAGCGGAGCGAATACGGTGCGGGTGGTGAGTACGATGACGCATTGAATGATGATCAGTGCCAGACCTTGAGTGCCGATCTGAAGCCAGGCTTGCCAGTCGGCAGGTTGTGCGGTGGCCTGTTCGGCTAGTAACTGACGATGCTCGTTGCGGGCGGCGGTCAGTTGTTGCTGAGCGGTATCAATGCGAGCGGCCCAACCACCACGGGTTTGGCTGTTCTGGTTGTAGGTAGCCAGTGATGCTTCCAGACTGGCGATCTGGGCAGTGATGGCCAACTGGCGTTCAGGCAAGTTGTCAGCGGCTTGCGCACTGCTGCGCTGGTCTTCCAGCACAGGGGCAGCCAGTTGATACAGCGGCGCAGATAGCGCCAACAGCGTGGCCAGGAGAGCAATGGCATTTTTAAAGCCATTGCGGGCAGACCATAGCCAGATGGCCGCGCCCTCGATGACCAACGACCACAACCAGCCGGTTGCCTGGTCGTACTGAGACCAGTAATCCATGGCGTGGGTTTGCATCAATACGATGCCTCCAGCCAGCAGAAGAGCAGCAGGAACGCGTGGCAATAGAGCCTTCATGAACGTACCTCCCATTCCACGAAACACCCCTTGAGATTGCCGCGCATCAGATCAATGCGGTTACCCGGTTCACTCCGTCGGCTGCGGCGCCATGCACCACAGACTTTCTGCAAACCTTTGGTTGGTTGAACACGCACAACGGGGATGGCGGTGTCCAGGTTAATGCTCAAGACTTCGGCCTTGAGTTTGTTCAGCTCCGCCAGAGTGTCGGCTGCGTCCAAAAGGCGTCTTTCAAAACGTGCGTTCAGTTTTGACATGGTGGTCTCCCTAAACAGCGTTGATAACGTCGGCAGTGATTTTGGGTGCACCGATATCAGCGGCCAGGTTCATGGCAGCGGTGATCTGATTGCCAACTGCCAGCGGGTACAACAGGCTGACGGGCTGGGCATTACGGTTACGGGCCGGGACGGTGAGTTTGGTGCGCAGGGCATCCAGTGCGCCTTTTTCAAGCAGGTCGGCAGGCTTTTTATTCACCAGGGCAAGGCGGTGTGCCAGATACTGTTCCAGGTGGCGATCCAGCGGCTCCAGAGTGGCCAGCTCGATGCGCTGGACGACTTCACGCACTTCGGGTTTGTTTTCGGCCAGTTTTTGGGCCAGTTCGGGCTGGCCGATCAGGACAATGGATAGCAGGCGGTTGAAGCCGTCTTCCAGCTCGTAGAACCGCTTGAGGTGCTTGAGGGTTGGAATGCTGAGGCAGTGGGCTTCTTCAATAACCAGGATGTGACGATTGCCTGCCCGACGGCTTTCTTTCAGCTCCCGGTGCAGCTGGTTGTAACGAGCTTCAGCACTCAGGCGCAGTTTGGCTTGCGGGTTGATGGTGCGGATGATGGCGCTGGCAATATCCGGCGCTTTGAGCGTTTTGCCCTTAACGTCGTTATCTTCGAGACCCAGTACGTAGGGTTCACAGACGATCACCGGGCGCTGTTCACGGCTAATGCGGTCGATCAGGTCACGACGCAGAGTGGATTTACCGGCCCCGGATTCTCCGACGATGGCGAGGAAGCGTTCGCTGGTGAGGGTTTGCGCCAGTGCAGCCCGGATGTAGGCCACATCGGGGGTATCAAATACCTGATCGGCTCCGGTCAGTTCGCCAAACGGATCGGCAAACAACTGAAAGTGCTTGCGGGTTTGTTGGTACAGCGGTTGTTTACGTAGTAGCATTTCAAGCTCCTTGTGTGTTTCTGCGTTCTTCGCTTTGGTAGGTGCGGACGCGGTTTCAAACAGGGTGGCCAGTGTTGACGCGCTGGCCCCTTTCTCTTTCAGATAGTCGGTAATGCGCTGCTTCAGGCTTTGCTGGCCCTTGACTGGCCAGCGGTTGTGATTGCAGATACCCGACATGGCGGCCCGGCTGATGCCGGTGGCTCCGGCCAGTTCTCCGATGGCCAATTCCAGTTCTTCCAGTACGGCTTTCAGTTTCAACATTGGCCGATCATTCCCAATTGACCCGGTGCGGCTTTGCTCCACAGCGCAATCAGCCGGGTGATTTCAGATTCAGGCACACCGTCCGGGTATGCCTTCGTGAGTGCCTGATAGTGTTCAGACGTCCAGTCGATGCTGTTATTGGCCAGCGCGGGTTTGATCTGCATGGCGGCTTCGGTGTGGGTCAGTGTGCGCGACTCCAACCGTGGGGCGCTTTCCAGCTCCAACTCCGTGCCACGGCGAGGCAAGACGGCGACATCGGGGACGTTTTCAAGGTGTTTGTATGGGTCGATCCTGCCACCGAATGGCAACTGTTTGGCTTTGGCAGCGGCTAAGGCTTGCTCGTCGGTATCGGTTTCATACAGGTGGCGCTGAATGGCTTTGCGGTTGATGTCCAACTCGGTATCCGGTGCGGCCTTGACTTCGCGTCCAATGAGCGGCGCTTCGGCTTCAAAGCCGTGGTCGTTCAATTCAACAGGCACAATGGGGTGCATGACTTCGTTGCCGTCTTCAAACAGCACGACCCAGGCCCGACCTGGTTGCAACGGGTTGACGGTGACGTTGAGCTTCTCGCCCTGACGCACACCGGGCACCTGGGATACGTCGTAGGTCTGGCCCTTGAATTTGACCCGTATCTCACTTTGAACCTTGCAGGGCTTGGGTTCGCGGGTGAGCAGCTCTCGGGCCAGGTCAATGTCGACCGTTCGCAGTTGCTTCTGGGTGATTTCCATCCACTTGGCCAGCCGGGTTTTACCGTGGCGGCTGTGGGTTTTGGTGGCGTTAAACCAACGGCAGAACTGACGCGCCCTGGTGTTGATCCAGTCGATGGACGGTACCTTGATCGCCTTAAAACCCACCTCAAACTGGGTCTCGACCAGGTTGTGGGCGTTCTCGACTTGCCCGGTGGCGCGAGCATTGCCGACGGCGTGAACCACGGGCACCACATTCAACGCGTTCAGAAAGCGGCGGAAGGTTTTGGTCGCGGCTGACCCCGCATCGAAGTACAGATGAAACGGTACGCCATAAAGGGCTTCTCCGGACTTTTCACGCATGGCTTCCAGCAGGCTTTCACCCAGGTTCGCAATGGATTCACCCCCGGCGACGTACCAGGCAAAGACAGCGCCGCTGGTGTGGTCAGTGACCACGTAGCGAGTCAGGCGCTGGCGCTTGATCTTCTCGAAGTTGCCCGGCTTGTTTTTGTAAAACACCTCCGGGGCCATATCGGCCAGCCCCTGAGTGCGGACATCTTCCGGCACGTAAAACAGGGTGCTGATGGAGGCATCGATTTCCCACACGTCATTGGGGTGCAGGCTACGCTGTCGGATGCTCGCCGATGGTCGGCGCAGTTGATCCGGATGCAGGCCGTACTGGCGCAGTGCCCGGTGGCAGGCGTTTTCGCTGAGTGGACGGCACTCGCCGGTCTTCTCGTCGATGTATTCGGCCCGGATCTCGCCATTGGCGCGCAGCACGTCGAGTGTATTGGCCATGGTCGCCAGCTTTTTGTTGTTGGCGCGGTAGGCGTTCATCATGTAGGCGCTGATGGCTTGCGCCTCTTTGGGAGGCAGTACCACCTGACCGGCATCGCTGCGCTGTTTGCGTGCTTTTTTCAAACCGGCCTCCTCAAATTCCCGGTACAGAGTGGCCAGGCTGACGCCCAATCGTTCTGCTACCTGCTTTAACACCACTTGCTTGCGGCCATGCCCGGCTGCTTCCGCCTGCCGCCAGGCATCGACTAACTGTTCAGACGGGAGCGTCATTGTTAAGCCTCCACTTGAGGCTGGTCTTCCAGCATGTCGAGCTGGTTTTCATCCACTGGATTGATGGGGTTCTCATCGTTCCAGGTTTGCCATTCCTGAGCGGTGTCTTCCAGCCCACCGAATATCTGGCGGACTTCGCCCACTTCTGAAGTGATCTGGCTCATATAGCCGTTAAGGATTTGGGTGGAGTCGCCACCGTTGACGCTGTGGTGATCGACGATCTGCACGATCAGCGAGCGCAGTTCGGTCAGTACGGTGTTGCTAACTTGATGCGACAGGGCTGCCGCTTTGGCGTGGAGCTTGGCCAGCTCTTCATCCGGTGTGGCCAGCTCTGCCGGTTTTTGACCGGCTTCGGTGAGCAGGGTGTCGATGGTTTCATTCTTGGTGGTGATCAGCTTGTCTTGCGCTTCGACCTTGTTCTTTTCTTCACGCAGTTTTTTGCGGAGTTCCGATACCGGCATACGGTCGATCTCGTCCAATTCGAGGCCGCGCACTGAGCCTTCTTCCGCCAGCTCTTCGATTTCTTCGTCATCCAGAACCAGCATTTCAAGCAGTTTTGTTTTGCCGAGATTCTGCAAATGCGTCTTTAAAGACGCATTTGAAAAGCGCATGGTCACCTGCATAAAACGCTGGGCAACACGATTACTGAACCCCAAGCGATCAAGACGCTCTGAAAATTCACCGTGCTGACATTGTTCTTTCAGTAACAGCAAACGGGTGCCGATCTGGAAGATTTCCGCTCCAATACGCGCCTGACTTTCGCGGACACCGTCTTCCAGGCTGTCTGGGTTCAGACTGCCCTGATATTTGAGCGTGGCAGCCAGCTCCTTGGTGGCTTCTGCGGTTTTTGACGACTCGTAATAGGCGTTCAGAGCTTTGCGTTGCTCATCCAGCTTGGCTTCGTCGTTGCCTTGGGTGGTTGCGGGGATAAAGTCGGCCATGGTGATGATCCTCTTATTCCTTAAATACTTGCGCTTGAATTAATGCGGCTTTGCAGCTCGCCAATGCGGCGCTGGGCTTGCTCCAGATCGGAGCGGATTTGTTCGGCGCGTTGAGCGAGTCGCACACTGGCGCGAATACGGTTGGTCTCGGGGATGCGCTCCGCCCAGCCGGTGGCTTCTAGCGTTGCAACGTAGCGGGTGATATTCGGGGCAGAAAAGCCGGTGGCTTTAACGATTTCACCGGGGGTCAGGCCGTGGACGAAGTGCTGCATCAGCAGGTCCAGCACCGTCAGGATGCGCTCGGCGGATTGGTTGGTGCTCATACAGTGCTCCTTAGGCTGCGTCGGCAGCGGCTGCTTTCAGAATGCCCGGCACGACTTCCATGCCGGTAGCGCGACTTAACTCAACCAGAATGCGGAAGGTCAGCCGACCGCGTGGCAGATCGTGCTGACCGGCATAGCGCGCCACTGCCTGGGTGACTGTGCGTGGCTCAAATCCCCTATCCAGAGCGAACTGGCGGAAGTTGCTGTCTTGCTCGACCAGACGTGCCTGAATCGCGCGCATGGCGAGCCGTTGTGCTTTGCTTTGTGGGCGGCTCTGTTCGCTCATGGTGGTTATGTCCTCAATTCGTTAAACTGTACCCAATGTGTTTACTATAAGAACACATTTTGTTTACGTCAACACTGAGATACACAAAATGGATACTAAAAGTGCAGAGGCTGTTATCAGCCGTTTAAAGCTCTTATTGCGAGCAGATAGCGACGCAGAGCTTTGCAGAGTCACAGGAGTGAATAAACAGACTCTCAGTAATTGGAAATCAAGAAACTCGGTGCCGTACTCACTATGTGTACAAATTGCTGAGGAAAAAGCAGTGTCGCTCGACTGGCTCCTAACTGGATCGGGTCCCATGACCAGGGGAGCCGCCCCTGAAACGGCGCAAGTGGCCGAACCATCGGCCACTTATGTCACCAACCCCAAGGAACGGGCGTTGTTAGAGTTGTTCAAGGAGCTGAGCGAAGAGGATCAGAGAGAGATATGTCGGGACGCTGAGGAAAAGAAACGTATGTCTGACATAGAAGCCCAGCTAAAAGAGGTTCAAGCCAAACTGGATGCCTTAAAAAATACGGGTTAAAGTGTTCCCAATTGGTGTATTGGTTCCCGTATTATGTATGTCTCACCACGAGTCAAGATGGTTATGATCGGGCTTTGTCTCTGGTCGGTTATCTTTGCTGTAATGGAGATCTTTGGATTGCAATTCTGAACAAGGAGGTTTTATGCGGTATTTTTTATTACTTGGTGTGCTCGCCATATCCTCAGCTAACGCCGCTGTGCATATTTGTGCTGCTCCTGGTGGCGGTACTGTCTTTCAGGATCGTCCTTGTGATAGTGCGAGCGCAGCCACTCCCTCCCAAGCAAAATGTAGCCACCCAATTTCTACTTACCAGGCCCGAATTGATTCCGGGGCTGGTAAGGACGAAGACCGATCTTGCCTGAAGCGATTATTAGCAGAGCAAAAAACAGCTGATCTGCAAGCAAAAAAAGCGGCCAAAGATGAAGAGAAAAGGAAGCTCGCAGAAGAGCGTTTGAAAAGAATTGAAGCTGAAAGAATAGCGAGAGAAAAGGCTTACAAAAAACTTAGGGAAGAGCGCATGGAAAGGAATGAAGCTGAAAGAGCCGAACTTTTAGCTATGCAGGCAAAATTGCGTACTGCGCAGTTGCAAACTTTGTTAAATGAACAAGAAATTGCTGGCGATCCATCAGCCAATTCAGTAATGAGCCAGAAAGCTGCTGAAGCATTATGTCTCAGTCATACCCTTAAAACTTATCGCTTTAAAGATCCTGATTCCATACGGATTGAAAACTCAGAACTAACTCAGCTGGCCGATAAAAGCGGCACTCGCTATGTCATGATTTTGGATATTAATGCCAAAAATGGTTTTGGTGGTTATGTGGGTGCGAAACCTTATACATGTTTTTTGACCCCGGATGGTCGGCGTCTTAGCGGTGTGCAGGAATTGGTTGAATAACCCGGCTGCGTGATAAGCGCCGGGCGGTTAGGGATTGGATAAATACAGGAAGGTAAACAGATGAAATTACAAGGTGCGGTCATTAAGGAACAGGGTGTGACGTTTGCCATTGTGGTGGTGAAGCGCTCCGCCATCACGACGAATCATCAAGCAGACCAGACCCGACGAGCGTTCCAGCGATACTTTCCACAGTTGCCGCTAGTGCTCGCTGCTCAGGATTCATCCGGCAGGTTCGAGTATCAGGGTCGAACTGACTTAGTGAAATTTCTTGCAGCTTTGCACCCTTCTCAGATCCCGTGGAAGGAGTACACATTCTCTTGATCATAACGTCGTTTGGCATGGGGTGGCTCCTTGGTCGTTGATCACATCGCTTTTACCCGGTGAGTCGCGTCCGCAACCATAAACAGCAGTAGCGCCAGTTGCTCATCGGTTAAGTCGGACTCTTGTATGTGCAGGTTGATGGCGTCGAGGTGCTGGCCGTTCATGGTCAGATCAGTGACGGCCTGACTGCATTGAGTGAAGTCCATGAAGCGGGATGAGCACTGCTGTTTGGCGGCAACAACTGGGTCTGGCTGCGCGAGTATTTCTTGCAGTGCGGCTTCGTCTGATGGTGTTAATGATGGAGCGGTTGGTTGCAGGCTGATGGATACGGTTTGCATTGGGTGCTCCAGTTGATCCAACAAATTAACCGCGATTCGTTCCAGCGCCTGTATGTAGTCGATATCGCCTCGGTCATAGCGGCCCAGCATTGCCGCTCCGGTGCGCCGTAAATTTCAATTAATGCTGCCAGCAGTTCCCAGGTGTCGCTGTGCGAATATCGCCGATATTCCAGCCGTGATTTCCATTCGTTATAAAACAACCATTGGATGTTTTGGCTTAGCGCCTGTGCCCTCGGCATGGGCGTCCAGCCAATGCGTTCCATGATGTGCTGATAACCGTCTTTGGCGGCTGCCTTAACGATGGCGCGTTCCAGCGAATACGCCCAAACCGTCACGTCGTCGCCCTGGCCAATCGGGATATGCCAGCGAGTTGGTAGTACGGTGCGCAAAAACCAGCGGACAAACCGGTAGCTGAGGTCGGTTACCATGTAAAACGCACCGGCCACGAACAGGCAGGCCCAGAACCAGTGTTCCCAAGTCCAGTCGGTGGTCATAATGGTTTGAGCTGTTGTGCCAGGCGATAGCCTTCCAGCTCCCAGATTTTTTGGATAGCCGCTTGTTCGCAACGCTCGCGGGCGTATTTTTCACCCTTTTCTGCATCGAAACTCTCTGGATCAATACAGGCGCTTTCGCCGTAGCCCACCTGAAAACCGTTCGGTAAAAATGCCCAGCAGCCTGTCACTGTGCTGTCACCCACACGTTCGGTTTTGTATTCCAGGCTGTCTGCCAGCTCTTGAACTCGTTCCGGTGTCACTCGGTTTGCGTAAGGGCGGCTGCCTTCTTCCAGCTGCTTTTTAGGACTCCAACTTTCGTAATGGTCAGCTGTATCTTTGCCATAGACGACGAGGTAGCCTTCATCAGCCGGATCTGCGTTTTCTGGAATTTGCCAGCCACGGTATGTGCTGTATTCACCTCGTGTCATTGGCATGGCATGGAACTGCTTGTGGGAGATAAATTTCTGAAGTTCTTTCATGGTGCGCTCCTTGGTTATTGATGCTTTATGCGGTAACGACGCCTTCTGCACCTACCCCAACAATTTTCAGGGCTTGCACATCACGCAGGCCGTCGATGATTTTTCCTACGCCTGCCGGTATTTCGCCCTCTAGCTGCACGTAGCCTGCTGCGCCGGTATACAGCACGTATACGGTGGCGGCTGCGGTACCGGTGTTGGCGACGTTGTAGACGTCGACCGGGTGTGGATTGTTGGCCGTCATGCTGATTGGGGTGGCGGGACCGACATCTGCCGCGCCAGTGAATGCTTTTGCTGCCATATTTCTGTACTCTTATTGCCAGGTGTTAAGCACCTGGGACGTTGTACCGAACCAAGGATGGTGCGGGTGTTCAGTTAAAGCGATTGCCACCACTTGCGGATTCTGAGTACCGTCCCCAGTACCAGGCAAAACGGTGTTACCACAACGGCCAAACCGATCCGATCCCAGCGCTCGGCATCCTGATAGTCTTCGCACTGATCGTTTTCCCAAGCTTCCAGACAGTGTCGATCTTCAATCGGCGCAAATCCCCAGTCGATGATCTGGCCCAGTCGATTCCAATATGGATCATGATGGCTGGCCATGTGGAAGCCGGTGCGTGCTGATATGGATGCATCGGGGTCACCGCCGAACGTGGCGTTAATCAGGTTGTCTCCGGCATGAAGGATATTTTTGATTCGGCTCATGATATGGCTCCTGAAAAGTGTTGAAACATGGCCTGACGGGATTGGTTGATCGTGAACTCTGGGGGCAAACCCGCTGCAGATTTGTCGGCAGTAAATTGGGGATCGGTGTCGGATTCATAGAGACCGCACCACAGGCGCCAGTAAGGGGTGTTGTGGAGTAATCGCCAAATATGAGCAGCCCCAATAATGATGAAGTCGCCACCTGCGGCCAGAATGGGGCCAACAATGGCCAGATGATCCGTGACAGATAAATCAGGATCATTTGACAGATAGGTGATTTGCTCTGGTGCGAGCTGTGCCAGCACATCATCACCGGGTACAACAACCGATAACCAGGAGGGGTCTCCCTGATGGTTGCCGGGCAAGTGGGATGGTAAGGAGTCGGCCCAGGTTTTCAGTGGGCCGGTTGCTGTTGTGGAGATCATGCAGCGCTGAGTCATGATGCAGTCCTCAGTAGCCGTTTAACAGAGATATTTCGAACTTTGAAATCCACAGAAAATCCAGACCGTCGCTTAATCTCTATCGACGATCCGTTCGCCGTTATATCGGCGCTGTATTCACCAGCATGGCTAATGGCGACTCCAGTCGCGTCCGTCCCGATTTTAAATAGACCGTAAGCATCGGCAAAATCAAACACATCATGCTCAAACCGATATTCACTACCAGAGACAGCTTGTGTCAAATAGACGCCTGACAACTCGGTAGTTCCGTTATTTGTTACATGAGCAACACCGTCGGTGTAAGTTGCATCACCGTAAATGTTCACACCTTGATCGTCTGACGGCCATATCTCTTCACCGATCCAACCGATATCAATTTGCTCGTATCGCTCGGAGTCCGAAGGCAATAAGTTTACAGCAGTTATATGAGAGGGTGCGCCGGGATTTCCTGCGGCACGGTTTTGTATTATACCGTCAATCGGGATTTTCTTATCTAATGGCAGGTCAACAATCAAGTCACCGGTGTTGCGGTCACCGCCAGACCAAGCTTTGATTCCAGACATGAATCCAGAAATGAATGTTGATCCAAACCGACGACCAACAAAATCGAAAACGAAATCCTCTGTCGAACAGTGCGTGGTATAAGTGATCCCACTTGAGGTTGATATATTCAGCACATCGGTCACTCTGAGAAATCTAAACGTATCCAGCACTTCCGTTGGAACTGATTCCGTGGCTTGACATATATCTCCGTTTATCTTGATCCTTGGCTGATTTGCAGGGTTTAAGTCGCAATAATTATCGAGGTTTAATTTATTCCCCAGAAACGGTGCATACGGCGTTCCGACAGTACTTGCCTTAAACTCAATCTCAAAATCACCGCTCAATACAACCGACGAGCTTAATTCGTAATACTGCGCCGCGCTCGCGTCCAGATCGGTAAAATACCGGCTAATAGCCTGCGCCAATACCTGCATCGGCATTCGATGAGGTTCTTTCAGTGGGGAGCTGAGTGGATTTGCCAGCATGAGTTACCCCTGAATCAGGATATGGGCTGAATCGGGTATAAATCCGCTGTTGACCCATTCACTCACATCAAAACCCGGACAGGTTTTGCGGTTGTCGAAGTCTCGGTGACCAACAATGTGAACGCCTGGTAATTGCTGCTGGAGATGCTCAATCACTACTTTCATCGCGGCCCATTGCATGAGGGTAAATTGATCACGCCCCACCAGACAAATTCCCACGCTGATGCGGTTGTGCATGCGTACATGGGCACCGGTTTCGGCCAGTGGACGGCCTTTTTGGATCATGCCATCCACTTCGATCACATAGTGGTAACCAACGTGAGCCAGAGGTGGTTCAGTTTGTAAGGCGACTGGATCGAATTCCGCCAGAATACTGAGGTTGCGCCGGAAGCCTCTTTGCCGATGCCAATCATCAATGTCTTCAATGGTGTTGGGCCGTCCATTGGGCGTGTCAGCGCAGTGAATGACGATTTCTCGGATGCTGTCGAGTGTCCGCTTGCTTCCCATGGTCAGTTTCCAGTGATGGCTTTTCGATAAGCTCACTTTGCCGAAAACGGGTACGGCTATCTTGTAAAGCCCTTTACAAGATTCGGTGACTCTCAATAGCCACACTGGCCCCAGTTATTGATTTTGGGGAGTCGGTGATGGAACCGCTGAGTGCGTTGAAGGAATACTGGCCACTGATTGTGCTGGGCACGAATGGCTTGGTGATGTGGGGTGTTTGGTCATTTCGTAAGGCGACGGTGAGTCGTGAGGACTTTGTAGCGTTCACAAACAGCATCAACCAGACCATTAAACAAAACGACGATGAGATTAAAGATCGTCTGTCTGCCCAGGATCGCCGGATCACAGCGGTGGAATCCGAACTCAAGCACATGCCAGATCACGATGATCTGAAGCGTATTCATTCCCGCCTTGATGGATTCGGTGAAACCCTCTCCGAAGTCAAAGGGGCTACGTCTGCCTCGATCAATCAGCTTGAGCTAATTCATGAACATTTGTTGTCTCAGAAGGGGAAACACTGATGGAGTATTCCGAACGCATCGTGCAGCGTGAGCGCTTGTATTTGCTGCAACTGTTGACCCAGGACTCTGACAAGTCGATGACGGAGTATGAGTTAAAGCAGTCGATGCAGGCATTGGGTCAGCAGATGTCTGGCGATTCGCTGAAGCAGCAACTGCGCTGGCTGGAGTCTCAATGGTTGATTACGGTGTCCAGTTCTGCATTGGCGATGACGGGCATGGTTATTCGGCTGACAGAACGTGGCCTGGATGTGGCGTCTGGCACTCCGTTCGATGGCGTTGAGACACCTCGTAAAGAGGTGTTGTGATGGGCCGCCAAAGCAGTATCAAACAGTTAGCGCCGGACATTCTGGAACAACTCCATGAGCTGCTGCGTGATCCGCGAGTGAATCAGTTGGATGCCACGGCTCGAATCAATGCGATCCTGGAGGAGCGCGGCGAGGAGCCTGTGAGCAAGTCGGCGGTCAATCGCTACAAGCTGAATATGGATCAGGTCGGCGCAGCGATTCGGGAAAGCCGGGAGATGGCGGAGATCTGGATCGGCAAATTGGGAGCCGCCCCACAAAGCCAGGTGGCGAACCTGACCAGTGAGATTATTCGCAATTCGCTGATTGATTTATCGTTGGCGATTCAAAAAATGACGATGGGCCAGAGCGATCCTGAAGTCATTGCAGGAGCGGTCAAGCTCATCAAAGACCTGTCGTATTCCCACGAAAAGCTGGAAAAGGCGGTTTCAGAAACGACCGAGCGTGAAGCCAAGATCAAGGAGCAGGCCCGCAAAGAGGCTCTGGAAGAAGCGGCGGTAAATGCTGAAGAAGCTGCGAAGTCGTTGGGTGTTTCTGATGCAGGTACCAAGCAGTTGCGTGATGCCATTACCAAGGCAATGGCGTGATGACTGTTCATCCCACACCAGAAGCGGTGCTGCTGCCGTATCAGATTCGATGGATTGAAGACCCTGCCCAGGTAAAGATTATCGAGAAGTCACGCCGGATTGGTTTGAGCTATTCGGAAGCGGCGGATGACGTTTTGTATGCGGCGTCGGCCAGTGGTGCCAACGTGTATTACATCGCCTTCAACAAGGACATGACTCAGGGATTTATCAGTGATTGTGCCAACTGGGCCAAGGCATTTAATGAAGCCGCCAGCGAGATTCATGAAGAAGTCCTGAGCGATGGTGATAAGGACATTCTGAAGTTTGAAATCAAATTCCCTTCTGGCAATACGATTCAGGCGTTCAGTTCCAACCCGCGCAACTTGCGTTCCAAAGGACGCCCCGGTGAGCGCTTGGTGGTTGATGAAGCGGCGTTTGTCGATGATTTGGACGAGCTGCTGAAGGCGGCCATGGCGATGACGATGTGGGGTGGCCAGATTCGCATCATCAGCACTCACAACGGCGCAGATAATCCGTTCAATCTGCTGATTGAGGAATGCCGGGCCGGTGAGGTGTCGCACAGTGTTCACAGAGTATCGTTGGACGATGCCCTGATGGATGGTCTATTCAAACGTATCTGCAAAGTGTCGGGCCGTGAGTGGGCGCTGGAAGCAGAAACTGAGTGGCGGGCGGCGCTGATCAAGCGATACAGCCCGAATGAAGATGAAGAGCTGTTCTGCATCCCTGCCAAGTCCAGTGGTGCCTGGTTACCTCGCGCTCTGATTAAGGAGCGTATGAAAGCCACCACGCCGGTGCTGCGTATTACTGCGCCCGATGGTTTTGTGGTGCGGCCTGAAGCCGAACGCCGGGCGTTTGTGCAAGCCTGGCTGGATTCCACCGTTGCGCCCACTCTGGCACGCATTCCGAAAGAAGCTGAGATTTATGTGGGTGAGGACTTTGGCCGGAGTGGTGATCTGACCGTTCTGACGATCGGTTTCAAGCTGTCTGGGATTCAGACCATGGTGGGCGTGATGCTGGAATTGCGCGATATGCCGTTCGATCAACAAGAACAGATTGTTGAATTTGTTTTGGACTTTTTCAATCGCCTGATGGGCGCAGCCTTTGATGCACGCGGTAACGGTCAGTACCTGGCTGAAAAGATGATGCAGAAATTTGGCCAGTCGATTGTAGCCATGGTGATGCTGACGGAAAGCTGGTACCGGGAAAATATGCCGCCGTTCAAGGCCGCTCTGGAAGACGGCACACTTAATGAACTGCCCGATGACGACGATGTGCTGAACGATCTGCGCGCCATTGAAGTGGTGAATGGCGTCCCACGATTGATGAACAAACGCACCACGGGCGCTGACCGGGGCAAGCGCCATGGTGATAGTGCCATTTCGCTGGTGATGTTGCATTTTGCGGTGACCAACCTGAACCAAGGCCCGATTGAGGTATTCAGTCGCCGTCCACGTGAATCCCAGTCCATATTTGAGGGTTACTCATGAGCAATAACGGCATCTGGGTTTCACCCAATGAGTTCGTGCAATTTGGAGAAAAGCGCACCTTTTCTGATCATATCGTTACACGAGATCGTTCACCGGATTTCACGGCTCTGGGCAGTTATTTACCAAATCCTGATCCCATTCTCAGAGCCAAAGGTAAGTCCGTTGAGATTTACCGCGAGTTGCGTGGGGATGCTGCGGTGGGTGCGGGTGTACGCCGTCGAAAAGCAGCAGTGACAGCGCTGGAATGGGGTTTGGAACGTGGCAATGCTACGGCAAGAACCGAGCGTAATATCAAGGCAATCCTGGATGATTTGGACATTAACCAACTGCTTCAGGATGTGTTGGAAGCCACGTTATATGGCTATCAGCCCATTGAGATTTTATGGGGCAAAGGTCAGCGCTGGACGGCTCCTGCCGACATGGTTGCCAAGCCACCGGAGTGGTTTGTATTCAGCACGGATAACGAGCTGAGGTTTAAAAGCCGCGATCATATGCTGGAGGGCGAAGCCCTGCCACCGCGTAAATTCCTGCTACCGCGCAATGGTGCAACGTTTAAAAACCCGTGGGGTGTAGCGGATTTGGCGATGGTGTTCTGGCCTACTACCTTTAAAAAAGGCGGCATGCGCTTTTGGGTTCAGTTCGCCGAGAAGTACGGTACTCCATGGCTGGTTGGTAAGGTGCCCAGGAATACTTCTGGCAACGTTAAAGCTGAGTTGGCCATGGATCTTGAAAGTATGACCCAAGATGCCATCGCAGTGATTCCTGATGATTCCTCGGTTGATATTGTGGAGGCTGCTGCTAAAGCCGGAGCGGCTGAAGCGTTTGAGCGACTGCTGATGTGGTGCCGATCTGAAATCAACATTGCTCTGCTTGGGCAAAACCAGACGACGGAAGCCAGTGCGACTCAAGCCAGCGCTAAATCCGGTCTGGAAGTCGCCGACGATTTGCGTGATGCCGATGCGCGCTTGGTTGAGGGTACAGCGAATCAACTGATTGAGTGGATTATGTATGCCAATGGCATCAGCGGCCCAGCGCCTAAATTTAATCTCTGGGAACCGCAAGAAGGCGATGCGAGTCAGGCTGACCGTGATCAAAAGCTCACGACCGCTGGTGTGAAGTTTTCCAAACAGTACTGGATGCGGGCCTACAACCTGAATGAAGAGGATCTGGAAGAAGTGTCAAATGCGTCTTCGCCGACGCATTCCAGCAATCAGCAGGAAGGAAAGCTTGCGGATGCGGCGGCGGATGAGATCAAAACCGACGCGGTGGACGAAGGTCAGGATTTTGCGGAAGGTGAAGATGAGCATGAGCATGATACGTCCAAAACCGATGAGCTGATCGAGCTGCTGCAACAAGGAGCTGCCGATCCGATGCGGGAATGGATTGAGCAGTTGCGCAAAATGGCTGACGAGGCAGAAAATTTGGAGCAGCTGCGAGACCGGATTCTCGACAGTTATCACGACCTCGATAGCACCAGTATGGCGGCGGTGATGGAGCTGGCGTTTGCCACGGCAGACGCCCAAGGCCGAGCTGATGTGACCGATGAAGTGGACGCGGACGGTTCTGAGAATGGCGAATAAAGAACCGACCAGTGTCGCCTTGGATGCGACTGGTCGCAGTCAGGACAGCGTTCAGTTGGAGTTCAAGGAGCAGCTCCGAGCATTGGAGCTGCGCATGGGCAATCTGGTAACTACGGCTCAATGGACGGACATGCTGCATAACGCTCATGACCGGGCATTTACGGTGGCCGGTGCGATGAAAGCGGATTTGTTGGCGGATCTGGTGGCGTCGATTGACCAGCGTCTGAAGCGCCACGATGGTGGCCTGGAGGGATTTAGAAAGGACTTCGATAGGATCGTCGAGAAACACGGTTGGGCCTACAACGGTGAGCGCAATTGGCGTACTCGTACTATTTATAAGACGAATATGCTGACCAGCTACGCAAGCGGTCGGCTGGCGCAGCTAAAGAATCCAAAGCTGACAGCCGTTGCGCCTTGGTGGACGTATCGGCACAACGACAACGTCATTCATCCCCGGCCTCACCACTATAAATGGGGCCAGATTCAACTGACGCTCCCTCACGATCACCCGTTTTGGGCTACTCACTATCCACCCAATGGTTGGGGCTGCCATTGTTATGTGACGGCGAAGCGCAAGCCGCCTGCTGGGGCAGATACCGTGCCGCCAGCGGGTTGGGATGATGTGGATGATAAAACCGGAGCACCGCCAGGGATCGACAAGGGCTGGGGCTATCAGCCGGGTATGTCGGTTGTTGATGAGTTGCAGGGGTTCGTTGATAAAAAGGTTGAGGGGTTGCCGCCGGGGTTGGGTAGTGCCTTAAAGGATGATAAGGGTGTTATCAATAAAAGAGATTCGCTGGGTGGGTTGGATGATTGCGACGATTCCGTCAATTTTGCTGACGATGGCCAGAGCTGTCTGGCAACGGCGGGTGGACAAAACCGCTGGGATAAAATGGGACTTCAGGATCTGAGAGACCTGAAGGAGCGACTGGCGATAGATTCTCCCGAGTTGCTAAAAGCTGGATCGGATCAGGTGGAAGCGCTCGACATCTTACGCAGCGCGTTAAACATTAAGGCGTTTGAGTCGAGACAACTAGTGACTCCTGTTCGAGACATCCTCATTCATGATTGGACACTGAGTCACATCGTTGAAAAGCGTCAGGATGCTCGGGAGCGTTATGCTCTGTTTATCGAACCAACGTTGACATCACCTCTGGAGGTCTGGCGAACCGAATACGCAGATGGGGAATATCGAGAGCAGTTCATTAAACTGTTCAAGGGCCGATATGATTTGTTGGCAATCGTTCGGATCAACACCGATGGGTCGCTACTCTGGAATGTCATGCAGCGAAAAACTAAAGGGATGAATTCAAGACGAATAGGCGAGCTTATTTGGAAGGGCTACTGATGGCAGCGTGTCAGACATCCGGTGAACTAGAAAGGTTATTCCCGAATCTTTCAGGTGCTTATTGCTCCTTTCAGCAAGCACTTTCGCGCCACTGCCATCAGTGACCTTTATAGTAGCGCATAGCGCGGAGAGTAAGTAATGAAAATCACCGTCGAAAACAACAGCCAACAGGTGCTGGATGTGCTGAATCAGTTGATCAATCGAGTTAGTGATCCTGAGCCTCTGTTGCAGGTTATTGGTAAAGAGTTGGTTGATTCAACCAAGCAGCGCTTTCAGGATGCTAAAGACCCGGATGGCAACAAGTGGGTCGCAAACACCCAAACAACGCTGGATCTGTATTTTCAAGAGTTCGGAACCAAGAAAGCGCTGAATAAGAAGCCTCTCACAGGTGAAAGCGGTGAGCTGCAAACGACCATTACGGATCAGGTTCAAGGTGATCAGCTGCTGGTTGGATCGCCACTTCCATACGCAGCGATGCAGCAGTTTGGCGGAACGACAGCGGCTGATTCAATGATTCCAGGTAAGAAAATCCCCGCAAGACCATTCCTGGGAATCAGCTCAGACGATGAAGATGAGATTCTGGAGATCGTCGCTGATTATCTGGCTGTTTGATCCACTTTCACATAGTGCAATGTTTTTTCAAAAGCATTCCCGATATTCCCCAATCGATCCCGATTTCTCCCACAATTATTGCGTAGTTACTAGTTGGTTTATCTCAGAGGTGTTCACTATCTCAAGAAACACCCAGACAAGTCGTATGTGGTGATCATTGATGATCTGAAACGATTGGCCAGAGACACCATCTCTCACATTCAGCTACGTATGCTGTTCAGACAATACGACGCGCAGCTTGAATGCCCCAACTTTAAGTTTGATGACTCGCCCGAAGGGCAATTCATAGAAACCCTGTTTGCAGCACAAGGCGAATTAGAAGCCAAGCAAGGCAAACGTCAGACCGTACAGAAAATGAAAGCACGCTTGGAAGCGGGTTACTGGGTGTTCTTCAAACCGTTTGGCTACGACTATCAGAAAGCCAAAGGCGGCGGCAAAGTGTTGGTCAAAAATGACATTGCGCCGATTGTCACTGAAGCCTTGGAAGGGTTTGCCTGTGGTCGCTTCCAAAGCAAGACGGAAGTCAGACGCTTTTTGGAAAGCTTCCCTGAGTTTCCAACAGGGTCAAACGGCAAGCTGCACCCTCAGCGCGTGGAAGATATTTTAACGCGGGTGATCTATGCGGGTTACATCGAAAGCGAAGCAATGGGCGTGACACGCCGTAAGGGGCAGCATGAGCCACTGATTTCATTAGAGACCTTCAACCGCGTTCAGGAGCGCTTACAAGGCCGCGCCAATGTGCCTGCACGTAAAGACTTGAATAAGGACTTTCCGCTCAGAGGCGCGGTGGTCTGTGCGGACTGTGGTAAGCCCATGACGGCTTGTTGGAGCAAAGGCAAGACCAAGCATCATCCTTACTACTACTGTTACACCAAGGGCTGTGTGAGCCGCAGCAAGTCCATTCGTCGTGAAGTCATCGAAGGGGAATTTGAAGAGCTGCTAAAAAGCCTTTCGCCCTCTAAGGCTCTGATCGACATGGTGCACACCATGTTCAAGGAACTGTGGAAGCAACGCAAAGCGCAGCAGAGCAAGCGCAAGAAAGCGCTGCACAATCAGCTTCAGCATCTGGATCGACAAGCACAGCAACTACTGGATCGAATTTTAGAAGCCAGCGTGCCCAGCATCGTCACGGCCTACGAAGAAAAGATCAAGAAAATTGAAGAAGAGAAGCTGCTGATCCATGAAAAGATCGCCGCGTGTGGCAAACCCATTCGCCCCTATAATGAAATACTTCGAACTTCGGTGGACTTCATCTCAAACCCACATAAACTCTGGGCTTCAGAGGGTGAGCATCAGTTTGAAAATCGCAGAATTGTGCTGAAATTAGCGTTTTTAGAGAAGCTTGAATACCGCAAGGGTGAAGGCTTTCGAACACCCCAAATGTCTTTACCATTCAAGGTGTTAGGGGATTTTTACCGCGGAAAAAAGGAAGTGGCGGAGAGAGAGGGATTCGAACCCTCGATAGGGGTAAACCTATACACCCTTAGCAGGGGTGCGCCTTCAGCCACTCGGCCATCTCTCCACATCACGGCGCGCATAATACCACGTAATTTTGAAATGAAAAGAAGAAATTACAACAAAATTAACGTGTTAGCATACGTGCCGCGATCATCTTCAAATCACATGTTACCGTTCGGCTCCTGACCGCGCTCACGCTGAATGCGCTGGTAAATTTCTTCACGGTGAACTGCAACTTCTTTAGGCGCGTTTACGCCAATACGTACTTGGTTTCCTTTGACACCCAGTACAGTGACGGTTACATCGTCACCTACCATAAGTGTCTCTCCCACACGACGGGTCAATATAAGCATAGGATTTCTCCTGACATTCCTGTTTGATTTTTGGGGTGCTGTAGCGGGTCGCCGAGTTACACGTCCGTACTGGTACAAGTATTGACCATAAACCGCAGCCTTGCGGTTATTTATGTAACAAAAATGTAGCGACGAGGTATTAGGGACCTCCAATCATTGGAGGTTCCCTAATTCATTGGGGAGGGGCAATTCAGGCGTTATCTTCTTCTGCTGCGTCAAGATCGAACGCAGTGTGAAGAGCGCGAACAGCCAACTCCAGATACTTCTCTGCAATCACAACGGAAATCTTGATTTCAGAGGTAGTGATCGCGAGGATGTTGATATTTTCATCGGCCAACACTTTGAACATCTTGCTGGCAACGCCGGCATGAGAGCGCATGCCCACACCCACCATCGAAACCTTACAGATATCGTCGTTGCCGTTAACACCTTCTGCTTTCAGCTCTTCAGCCAGAGTTTTCAACAGAGTCAGTGCTTTTTGATAGTCATTGCGATGAACCGTGAAAGTGAAGTCGGTGGTGCCGTCTTCAGATACGTTCTGGACGATCATATCAACTTCAATGTTGGCTTCGCTGACAGGAACCAGAATACGAGACGCCACACCAGGAATATCCGGCACACCCTGTACGGTGATTTTGGCTTCATCACGGTTGAAAGCGATACCTGAGATAACGGGATTTTCCACGGAGCTATTCTCCTCCATTGTAATCAGTGTGCCATTGCCTTCCTTAAATGTGGAAAGCACACGCAGCGGAACCTTGTATTTACCTGCAAATTCAACCGAGCGAATCTGCAAAACCTTCGAACCCAGACTGGCCATTTCCAGCATTTCTTCAAAGGTGACGTGATCCATACGGCGAGCCATAGGAACAACGCGAGGGTCTGTGGTGTAAACACCATCAACATCGGTGTAAATCTGGCATTCATCGGCATTCAATGCTGCTGCCAGAGCAACACCAGTAGTGTCTGAACCACCACGCCCCAATGTCGTAATATTGTTGTCGTCATCGATTCCCTGGAAACCGGCCACAATCACAACACCACCCGCATCCAGCTGAGAACGCATGCTGTCGGTATCGATGTCTTCGATACGGGCTTTCATGAAGGAGCTGTCGGTCTTGATACCGACCTGCCAGCCGGTGTAAGAACGGGCATCCACACCGCGCTTTTGCAGCGCCATAGATAACAGCGCAATGGTGACCTGTTCACCGGTAGAAACCAGTACGTCCATTTCACGTGGCGCCGGGTTTTCGGAAATATCCTTGGCCAGACCAATGAGGCGGTTGGTTTCACCACTCATAGCCGACACGGTGACCACTACCTGATGTCCGGCGTCATGGAATGATTTGACTTTGTCTGCGACGTGTTCAATCCGCTCAACAGTGCCAACGGAAGTGCCGCCGTATTTTTGTACGTATAACGCCATGATGTTCCAGTCGATAGTAACTGACGAAAAAAGGGCGCTAATTAAACAACAATTGAGCTGATTAAGAAAGATACAACGACGTGAGCCAGGTTAGTCAGCGTCGCTGTCGTCCGGAAAAGAGAGCGACGACTCACTGAAGAATCAGTGAGTCTGATTTTGTCAGTTGGCTTTAAGCCAGGGTTTCGTCCGCCCAGCGATTGAACGCCGCCAGAGCTTCATCAATACCTTCCGGCTTCTGACCGCCAGCCTGAGCCATTTCAGGCTTGCCGCCGCCGCGACCATCGACATAACTGGCACAGGCCTTAACTGCATCACCCGCTTTCGCCGATTTGATCAGATCCTTGGTCACACCCGCCAACAAGGTCACTTTGCCCTCATTGTCAGCGGCCAACAGAATCACCGCCGATCCCAGCTTGTTCTTCAGCTGATCCATGGTGGTACGCAGGGTGTTGACATCCGCGCCGTCCAGGCGAGCCGCCAGAACCGCTACACCGTTTACCTGACGCGCTTCGGAAGCCAGATCATTACCCGCGCTGGAAGCCAGTTTGGATTTAGCGGCTTCCAGTTCCTTCTCCGGCAAGCGCTGTTTGGCTATCAACTGCTCAACCTTGTCAGCGGCATTATCGCGTGAGCCTTTCAGAGCACGGGCAATGGTATCCAGAGCCGATTCTTCTGCAGCGACAAAGTCCATAGCGTGTTGACCAACCACCGCTTCAATACGACGAACACCTGCAGCAATACCGCTTTCAGAAGTCACCTTCAAAACGCCGATATCGCCGGTGCGGGCGGCGTGTGTACCACCACAGAGTTCAACCGAGAAGTCTTCGGCCCCCATGGACAGTACACGCACCTCGTCATCGTACTTCTCACCGAACAGGGCCATGGCACCGGAAGCCTTGGCATCTTCGATGTTCATCAGACGCGTTGTCACCGGTGTATTCGCACGAATCTGGGCGTTCACCATGTTCTCGATACGAGAAAGTTCATCTGCTGAAACCGCTTCCAGGTGAGAGAAGTCAAAACGCAGTTTATCGCAAGTGACCAGAGAGCCTTTCTGAGCCACGTGCTCACCCAGTACAGAACGCAGTGCAGCATGCAACAAGTGAGTGGCAGAGTGATGCAGAGCCGTGGTGTGACGCTTGTCGGCATCCACCGTCGCAGTCAACTGATCGCCAGCTTTGATGCTACCTTCGATCACAACACCCTGGTGCAAGTGGTTGCTGCCTTCTTTGGTCGTGTCCTTTACCTGGAATACCACCCCATCAGCTTTCAGGAATCCGGTATCACCAGCCTGACCACCGCTTTCAGCATAGAAAGCCGTCGCGTCCAGCACGATAGTGACTTCGTCACCAGCCGCAGCCGATTCAACCGCGTCAGCACCACGGAACACGGCCTTGACGGCGCCAGTATTTTCCAGCAGCTCGTAACCCAGAAATTCCGTCTTGCCGTCGATCGCCAAACCAGCACCATAGTCAGCACCGAAGTTGCCGGCTGCACGAGCTTTTTCACGCTGAGCTTCCATGGCTTTCTCGAAACCGGCTTCGTCAACGGTCAGGTTGCGCTCACGTGCAACGTCAGCGGTCAAATCCAGCGGAAATCCATAGGTATCGTACAAACGGAAGGCGGTTTCACCGTCTATCACAGTGCCCTGCATATCAGCTATGGCGTCGTTCAGGATGCCCAGACCTTTATCCAGCGTCTTGGCAAACTGCTCTTCTTCCAGACGCAGGACTTTTTCAACGTGCTGCTGCAGCTTGACCAGTTCCGGGTAAGCCTCGCCCATCTGATCGACCAGTGCCCCCACCAGTTTGTGGAAGAATCCCACCGGTGCACCGACGATATGACCATGACGAACGGCACGGCGAACAATACGACGCAGCACATAACCGCGACCTTCATTGGAAGGCAGTACGCCATCAACAATCAGGAAGCTGGTTGAGCGAATGTGGTCAGCAATCACACGCAGAGACTTGTTCTCGGTATCCTTGCAACCGGTTACCTCTCCCGCCGCTTTCAACAGCGCCTGGAACAGGTCAATTTCGTAGTTGCTGTGAACGCCCTGCAAAATGGCAGAGATTCGCTCCAGACCCATGCCGGTATCAACCGAAGGCTTCGGTAGTGGCACCATTTCACCGTCTGGCTGACGGTCAAACTGCATGAATACGTTATTCCAGATCTCGATGAAGCGGTCGCCGTCTTCCTCGGCCGAACCCGGCGGCCCGCCCCAGATGTGATCGCCGTG